TTTTAATTTTACATCCTGCTTTGTGAGCTTCTTTTAGTTGCTGATTGCTACTATAGTAATTCATAAAGTTAGGTTTCTGTTCTCTAGTATATGTCTTTAATCTTTTATCAGTAACTAATGCTAAAGCTTTTTTACCAAGCTTTTTTTTTATATTGGCAAAGAAGTTTTTCTTACCAATGTATGCATAAGTATTTCCATTTAATATTACAGACATATGATAAATAAACCCTACTGCGTCTTCAGGTATATTATCTTCATTAAACTCTTTACCTTGATATATCCAACTCATTTGTGTCTATATCTTTTCATGTCCCAATCTGCAACACTATTTACCATTCTTGCAAGTATTATTGTTGCTTCTTCTATAGATCTACTTTCAAAACTTAATCTTGCTTTTGTTATTCTATGTTTAAAAACATAATCATACATAGGATTTTTCATAATGTTTGTTTTAATAACGGAAATAATACTTCTCTAACTTTATCTATACCATGCATTTTAACTGAATCAGAAAGATCTTTTTCCATAGGTAGAATTATATAATTCAAACCATATTTTACTTTATATCTTTCTGCTGCTTTAATCCCCGGCTCATCATTGTCAAATAAAACAATTATTTTTTGATAATATTGCTGAAATTCTCCAATAGCTTTTTCTCCAATCATAGTATTCTCACTGTCCGGAGCAATAGCTTCAACATTATTAATACCAAGCTTATTAAAACACATTAAATCTTTAAGAGAAGATGTAATAATCAGATACTTGCAATCATATTTAAGCTGTTCAGTACCCTGAATATAATTTTCAACCTTTATGAATTTTTTATCTGTATTCTTAGGCATATAGATTTTATATAAACTACCATCATTTCTAAAATAACCATACATATAAGGTCTTTTAAAAGTAAATGAAGTCATAGTACTGTCTATCTCTTCTTTTTCCATTGTAAAAAATTCTAAAGGAACTACATTATATCTATCCAGTAATCCTGAGCCTATCTTAAACATCATCCAATACTTCTGATCTAAAGTATTCCAGTGTCTCATTTCATAGTCTACAACTTTAAACTTATCATGAATTACTAGTTCTCTTTTTTCAGATACAGTATTATTTTTTATATATACTTGATAATCATTTATGATTTTTGCAGCAGCTTCACCAAAAGATAAATTATATAAATGCTGAACTAAGTTCCAACAGTTACCTTGGTTGCCTGATGAAAAATCTTTAAACTTATATGTACTGGATGTAGTATCAAAGTAAACAAACATTGAAGGAACTTTGTCTTTTGAATTAAATGCAGAAAGCATTTTAATATCTTGACCTGTAAGTTTTTCTTTCAAGTTTAAATAATACTCATATACCCATTCTTCAGGTACATCTTTTATATCAGATATTATTCCTTTTGTTGAAATCATAAAACTTAATTAAAATATAAAAGGGAGCCAAAAGTAATATCTGACTCCCTTTGACTAATTTAATTAGTCTAAGCTGAAATCAGTTGAAGTTTTAGATGGAATTGATAAATCATCATCATCTCCAAAATTTTTAACTTCTTTTACTTCTGTCTTTTTCAAATGCACTGCTTCATTATAAAGCATTACTTTTCCTTGTTTGAAATCTCCAAATGCATAATTACCTTTCTCTGCTTTTGGTAAATACAAATCATAGTTTGTATAACCAGTTTTACCAACATATTCTTTGCCAGCAATACAGAAATCTAAATAAACATTTTTAAATGGAGCTGTCTTGTTAAAAGCAATAACAAAATCTTCAATAGTCTCATGCAAATCATCTTGCTCATCAAACCATTTAGATATATTTAAACCATTACATAAAGTTTTTAAGAAGATCATCAAGGATTTATCTCTTTCAATCTTAATACCACTTTTAGTTTCACCATCTGCATAAGCATACTGGCTTGCTTTTACTTTACCAATTTGACCAGCATAGTGACCTTTGCTTGCATCATCTTTATCAATCATAAACCCGTCAAAACCTTCAATTGGTTCTGTTTCAGTATGTAACAGTAAGTGCATTGCACCTGGAATGAAAGAAAAATCTTCTAATTCTAAACTGTTAATTCTTAATCTATGATTTCCTGGAGAAATTGTTTTAGGAAGTCCCCCTCCGTTCAAATCTTTTGTGCTTAAAGCCATTTTATTTTATTTTTAATTGTTTACAAATACTTTGTCCCAAGATGTTTTTAAAACACCTTCTATCAACTCTGTTATAACTATCTCTTCATTTCTCAAATGTTCAGGTCTTGCACCACAAGTTACCTCTTCACTAGTCTTAAAACTTAAAATAGTTTTGTTACCTTTTCTATACATGTAGCCAATTGCATCTGCATTTGCACATATAAGAGATTTAATTTTACCTGTCAAATCTATATTTGCAGACATAACCATATCACCTTTATCATCTACCACTTTGTCTTTGATATGACCTGATAAAATAATATGGGGTGCTAAGGTATCAATAAAATCTAAAACTTGAAAAAATGCTTCACGGATATATAAATAACCTGCACCATTAGGTAAAGTAGTAACAGTATCACCTGTAAATCCTTTTCCCATTGGGGTATTTTTATATAACTTAATTGCAAGTGGCATAATCATAGTTTCTAATGCAGTTACAGTATCTATAGTAACATACTTATAAGGCTTACCTGCTTCTTTAATTGATTTACCAGCATCTAAAAGCTCTTGTAGACTATTAACTTTAATCTTAAGAGCATCAACATAATCAGAACCATTCTCTAAATCTATAATTAGATTGTTTTCTAGTCCTGCATATGCAGTAGTTTTACCAGTTTTAGGCTTTGAATAAATCAGTAATCTCTTAGGATTCACTTGACTAGCCTTTACTTTACTTGTTGGAAGTATTATACTCATCTTACTTTAGTTTTTGTGCTAATTTTTGAAATTCTGTTGCAATTCTTAATAAAATATCAGAAACAGTTTCTGTGTTGTCTAATTCTAATTCAAGAACTTTTTCAGTTTTTGCAGGAAATTCTTGTTCAAAGTTTGGAAATAAAGACTTCTGTAATCTTGGAAGTTCTACATCTTCAACTTTAGTTTCTCCTTCTGCTTTTCTTTTTTCATATAAAGCATAAGTAATTTCTGTACCATCCTTTAGAACTGCAACTAATTCAGAAACAGGAACAGTATAAAGAATAAAGGGTTCTCCTTTAAAGCTTGTACCTTCTTTTGTTTCATACTCTTCTGCATAGAATGGATTATACTTATACTTAAATAATTGTCTATCTTCAAAGAAAGGAACAATGTTTGTAACATTACCTTTCTCATCATTGACATTATCATAGAATTCTATATAAATGTCTTCACCTTTTCCTATTTCAGATTCAAATAATTGAACCTGTCTACCAAATTTACCTTTTTGAAAAAAGGCAGTTTTGATAAGAAAGAATGGATCAGCATTACCTAGAACTCTAAAAGTATCCATGTGTTTTAAATAAAACTCTTTTTCTTTTTCTTTTCTAATATTCATCTTGTTGTTTTAAATTGATATTTTCTTTGTTGCTTGGCCTGGTGTGTCTATTTCAACAATCCTCATGGTTGTTCTGTCTAACTTAAAGAAACTTATTCTTGTAGTACCATTTCTAGATTTTAAGAAATGAAAGACTAACATGTCTTCATCATTAATTAAGAATCTTTCTGGTCCATACTGTCTTATTTTTCTTAGTGAAGGTTTGTTAATACCCATAACTACATCAGCATGCTGTAATAAAGCATCAGACCCATATATATCAGAATCTAATACATAATTTCCATACTCACCATCTCTTTGTCTGTCAGGAGCATCTATGTTTCTATTGAGCTGACTTAACACAACAAATGCTACAGGATATTTCTTTTTCATCATGGTGAGAGCTTCACCCAAGCTTCCTAGCATTTCAAATTTGTCTTTTTGCATCTTCCCAACTCTAAATAATGCTGAGTGATCCATAGTAATGAGCATATTAGTGTATGTACCATCTTCTTTCTTGTATCTTTCCATTTCATAATGAATGGTAGCACACATTTCATCAACAGTACATGCATCATAAACTACATTAATAAAATCATTTTCCCCAGATTTTTCATAGTACTCTACACACTTATCATAGACTTTTTTGTCTACAAGATTTCCACCCTTGCTCATTAATGTATTGTAATCAGAACCTGTATTCAGACTTAATTTTCTTACTCCATTGGTTTCATCAACCATTTCCATCTGGAACTTCAAAACTCTAAATTCTTGGTCAGGATTGTGCACTATAATGTCACTAATCAACTGTTCCATAAATAAAGTTTTACCGGTTCCCGGTCTAGCACCAACTACGGTGATAGTTCTCCACTCTAACCCATCACAAAATGCATCATTAAATTTGGGCCATGCACTAACTAGTGATTTAATTTCACCTTGTCTTCTTGCTTTTATTTTCAGAATTGCTTTTCTCAGAGCTTCTCTTTCACTTACAGGCAATAAGGGCCTGGCACCATTAAATAATTCAGCCATTGTATTAGGGATTTATAATTACTTGTTGTTTTGCTTGGTTATATAACTCATGCATTAATGTTATAGTAAGTTCAATAAAAAAGAACTTCCAAAATGATATATCTATAATGAACAAATCAGTTATAGAATATGCTATTAGGGTTCCTAATATTGCAACTACTAATAAAATTCCTTTTCTCATACTATTCTTTCTTTAAAATAAGAATCTCCTCCATCATCAGGATTTGTGTTAATAATCTCACAGTATGTAGCTAAGTCAGATTCAAATGATTTATCTATGTTTTGTCTTCTGACAAAATATTGAGAATTTCTCATATATTCATAGTTTCTCACACTGTATTCATCTACATACTTTTCTGTTGCTTTTATAATCAGATCCCAATCATAATCATAATTTTCAAAGAACCATCTGAAGCCAGCTTCAAGATTTTTGGGATTTACTCTTGCATATTTACCAGAGTTGAGTTTCCTATTAGGAAATATTTCTACATACTCCTGTATTTTTTGCAAAAAGCTTGAACCCATTAAATCTGTTGAAGTTTTCTTCTTAGTTCTTTTAAAGAACCCGTTAATTTCTTCCATAAAGATAAGACTTTTGCTTGTTAAATGCAAGTCTTCTGTAAGCCATTGATCCTTTTGCAGTCTTTTGCATTCTAATTCTTTATTGACAAAATTATTAGGTACAATTTTTTCTTTTATACAATGTAAAACATAGTAAGTATTGGGGGTTAAATTTTCATTTATTAACCTGTTGAATATCTCTGTCATTACCAAGTAATTTTTGCATTAAACTGTTTTTCTACAATCTCATTAGTTATAACAAATACATTATTTGAGTCCCATCTTTCATTTTTAGCATAAAATGCACTAGCAGGATGAGTTACAAAGAATTTGTAATTGTTATCATTAACAGCTTCAGACCATGCTTTAGCTTCTTTACCCATATAAATATATATCAGACCTGTTTCATTCCAAGTAAGATAATCAAATAAATATGCAAAAAATGGCTTCCAAATATCATAATGCTGACCTATTTTTCCTACTTCAGTTGTAAGAGCTGTATTAATTAATAGTATACCTTGATTTGACCATCTAGTTAAATCTGGATCTAAGCTTCCTGGGTGACCATTGTACACTGTTCTATTCACTTCATCTAGCATATACCGTAAACTTGGTTGTAATTCTTTAGTATTACTACAACTAAATGCTAGTCCATCAGCAACTCCAACAGCAGGATAAGGATCCTGTCCCATCATGATTACTTTAAGTTCATTTACAGGACATTCTTCAAACGCTCTAAACATTTGTTTAAGTGTAGGAGTAAATCTTTTACCTTCACTAGCTGACTTAGCAAGTTGAGTAATAATTTTGTCAAATTCAATACTATAAATAAAACTTCTAAGTTTTAATGCCCAACCTGATGGTTCAAGTTTAGCTGATAATTTATCTTTAATTTCTTCTAAATCTAGTTTTTGATTCATATTTTATTTATTTTTGTTTAAAACTAACACAATGCCCATAAAAGTTAAAGAATTAAAAGATGATGCTATTATTGAAATAAAAGTCAATAAAGCATTTTATCTTATGGTAAAAGCAATATTATTAAACTTAATAAATAATATTACTGTAGAAGATAAAGATACCTACATCAAAGAATCAATGACTAAAGAGTACAAAGACTTAGATGAAACTCAAAGATCTTTTTATACTACAGGTCTTTTATTAGCTGAAATTGAAAAAGTAGCTAAAGATAATAACCTATTCCAAGAAAAAGAAATTCTTCAACCTGGAGATGAAGGTTATGTAGAGCCTAAGCTAGGTTAAGATTATAGTTTTCTCTACCTATTTCTATACAAGCTTCAATAGCAAGTGCAATTTCTGTTTTGTCACAGTCTGCAAATGATTTGCACATTATTGCACCACCTGCATCATAGCATAATCCAGATTTTTCTTTAATAAGCATTTTCATTTCTTCAAAACTGTATCCTGATTCTTTTGCAAGTTCTCGGATACATGCATGCACTTTTGCTAATTGTGCAATACTATGATCAGCATCTGCTAGACCAATATACATTTCTAATTTTTGTCCTTCTTGAATTTTATCCAAAAAGATTTGGTAATCTAATCTAGATTTTTCATTTAGATATGTAAGAAT